TGGATGTTTTCCTGATGCATAAATAAAACCAAATTTACCAGCTTCACCCCAATTGTCAGTATTATCTTTTGTATCTCCTTTATACTCATACTCAGTTTCTTCAAAAATCCATCTTGGTGTCCATTCTTTGTAATGGGCTTCATCATCAAAGGTATTCATATGACTATAAGTTTCATAACCTACAAATCTATAGTAACCTAAATCTGGATTAAAATCAGGAGATTGAATGAATTGGTGTGTATATTGACCATATTCTCTGTATCCCATATAATCAAGAGTATTACGTTCACGAAAGACTGGGTCAATCTGACTGAAAAAACCCGTCAACCAACCTGCAGGATGATATGAATCAGGCGCGCCTTCAAAGATTTCATCCTCACCTTCACCTTCAGATGTCCCATCAGCATAATAAGTTTCAACAGTTTCAACAATTGAACCATTACCATTTGTTACTAAGTTTGTATTTGGATATTGTTGAAATTCATCACCCAAATTTGCAGTAAAGTTTTCACTAGCTTGATTACCTTCTTCATAATAAAATAAACCCAATGATGGTCTTTTATCCAAGTTAGCACCAAAGTGAAATTTTTCATTGTTTGGATAACTTCTTATATGGTTGGAAGCATATGTGCAAGCATTAATACCTGAAGAGTAGAAAAAGTCTTGAGGATACTCTATTGTATCGCCTCGACCCGTATCACCCATTAAAACCACTGAACCATCACCACATCTCGCTCTTATTTTTGTAAATGGATAGAAATTAAAATTAATAAATGTATTACAAGTAACTAATTGTTCATCAGCATCCGCAAGAGGATGTTCAGATGCTTTATAAAACACACCATCACCAGTAGATAGATTTTGTCTTGTCATTAATTCAATATGTTGACAAATGTTGTCATCAATGATTTCAGGCCTTAAATCAATTCCACTAAATGGGTCGTATGATTTATCCAATGATGGATTTAAATCAATATCAAAACCATCTAAACCAAATTCACCACTGAATTGTAGTGTACCAGTTATGTAAATATTTATGTGAGTAAACCCATTAAATTCGCCATCAAATATAGTTAATACTTTTGTTTTTGTATATGCAATGTCTGAATTAAATGAGCCATCAAAAGTACCAAGAACATTACCATATCCGTTTATAATTTGTTCTGGCCACGGTACATTAGATGCAACAGTTGAGTTTTGATTGGGTACATATGGATTATCATACAGAAATTCAATATCTAAATCATCACCCCCATATGTTGCATTAAAAGCAAGAAAATAACTATATAAAGTTGGATTATCATATTTCCAATAATTATTATTATTATACTCAATTTCAAAAAGAGAATATGGATTTGTCCAATGAAAGTAATTAGTATAGTCTGTCATTCCAGGTATTTTATCTTCTAACTCTCGCTGTTCATCAAATTCAAAAGTCCAATATTTATTGGGATAATGAAGAACATTACTCGTTTCATTATGACCAATATAGTACTCAGTCTCTACAAATCTATCCTCGGCATCTTGTGCTGGAGTTCCCACATTTGTCCACAATTGTTCAAAATGTGTATTGAGTTGAACATTAAAATTACTTAGATAAGAATAAAAAGCACTACCATAATTATAAAATTTAACTCCATTATAACCATTTGGATACGCATTATCAAAATCACTATCAAAATCACCTCTAAAATTACTTTTTATAACATCATTCTGATCTTCCTCATTTGATAAAAATTCATGAGTAAAGTTATATTTAATTTGACTTTGGACTTCTAAATCAGCTTCAGCTGGTGTGAATAATATATTGCCATATTGTTCTCTAAAATCAGAAGCATTTAAATTTATATCAACTTCTGTTGGGGTTATATCGGTTATGTCAATTTTTACATTTACATCACCTGATGCATCTGGAGTTGTTAAATCTATTAGTACTTCATTGAGAGTTGTATCTTGATATTTTATAGTTACAAAATTATTTAAATATACTGCTTCAATTTTAATCAATAAATATTTTTTATAACTATTAGGATATATATTATTAAATTTTTCTTTTAAAAAATTGTAAGTAGGATTGTCAGGAAAGTTTGCGAACACTGGAATTTCAACATCACTCGCATCAGGATTTGTTTCTATTGTAGGTGAAGTACCTGATGATGGAGAAGATGGTTTAATTAATGGATTTTCTATATCATCTCCTTCCATCCAATCATTGAAAACTTTATCAAAATGTTTATGTGAACACATCATTGGTCCAAATCCTGATAATGTATGTGTTCCAAATTTATTATCTTTTTCTTCACCTTCAAATTGTGGAGGACATTTTCCAGAAAACAACCATTCGTGGTTTTCTCCATTATCATCATTAATATTATCATCATTAGAATCAGCAATTAAAACAACAGGAATAGATTCTTCTTCAGGCTTACCACCATGATTATAATAAGGATAAATATTTTCACTTGTTGTATAGTTTGAAATCCAGGGAAAAGGTTCTACTTTGTTTGGATTAAATGAATAAGAAAAAGATTTATATGGCCATGTACCATCCTCATATATTTCAATATTATCATCATTAGAATAGTTCATTTGTGGATAATAGGTTTCAGTTTTTGTGGCTGTAAAATCATAATACAGAGTTGCATCGAATCCCAAATGTTCACCTTGACCATCTCCATCATATGGTAAAGATACTTTATGGCCTTCAACTCCACTTTTGTTAAGGAAAATAAAATTATAATCATTATTATTTTCCCCCATTTCAACCTCTAATTTACTATATTCATTTAAGCTATTATCAATATTAAATAAGTTATTAGTAATAAAATCTTCATTGGTAAGTCCGATTAAATTTTGTTTATCATTATCTAATTCCGCTCCTCCAAAAATACAAAGTTGAGGGTCATGTACAACGTCTAATGTAAATGTAGTTCCATCTTGAAAAGCACTATATTTTGATTTAAATCTATCTTCAGCGTGATGAAATCCTATACAATTTGTTGGGTAAACTCCTTCGGGAAGACCATAGGTATCACCTAAAAAATTATGTAAAGAAAATCCTTCAGCATTAAAATTTTCAATATCATTTTGATTCTCTTCTTCCCATTTTAAAAAATCTTCTTCAAAACTACCAAGTTGATTGGCTGCTCCCGAATCATCACATATACATGCTCTAATGTATACACTATCTGTTGAACCACCCTCATCAAATAGTTCATCTTCTTCCTCCTCCACTATACCTAAATCAATAATTTTAAGATTTTCAATAAAAAATTTAACTTCTGTAGTTTTTATAAAAAATATAGATTGTCCTTCCAATGGAGATGTGTATTGAGCCGTAAAGGTTGTATATTCACTACTTCCACCAAAATTTAAATTTATTAATTCATCATATGGTAATTCAAAAAAAGTAGAACCAATATTACCATCAATTCCATTTTGAAATTCAATTTTTGCTTCTGTTCCTATATTATCAGGTGATTCTGCTAACTTTATATTAAAAGATAATTCATAAGTATGATTAGTTGAGGTTTCAGCCAAGTCTGTAGAATATTTTAAAGTTTCAACACCACTTGATAATCTGTCTAATCTTTGGTTGGTTACATCAAATTGATAACCATAGGCGTCTTCGATGGAAAACAATGGATAACCAACCCCGTCTCCAAGTATTATACCATTTGGTTGATTGGTTAAGTCAAGTAAATTAACATCAGTAGCCATTTTTAAACTTCAAACCCTCTTGCTCTTAATAAATCTGTTTTTGAAATAATTTCTACTTTAGATATTGCACCATAAGTTGAGTGGTGTGTGAAAGTTCCACCTGGAACAACATTACCTCTCCAAAAATCAGAATTGTTTTTATACACATCATATATAGCAGTATCAGTAAAGGATAAATCTTCTTGTATGTTTGGATTAAATGTTGCACAGATGAAATACCATTCTGAATAATTTATTGGTACTCTGGTATTTGTCATAAGTCCAAAGGTATGGTCATATGGTGGAATACCTTCATCAGTAAATTCATCACTGCGATTAAATTCAGGCAATCCCTCTCTTCTATCTAAAAATGACATTCCAACATGTGAACCTCTTAATTTACCGTCATCCCTTACAACTAATCTTATAAATCTTTCTGAATTGTCTTCATTAAAAAATCCTTCATTTGGTTGAGAACCATCATAAGTTAAATCAAGTTGATTTCCATCTTGAAAAATTTCACCCCAAGTGTCAGAAGTTGAAGCTCCATATCCAGCAACACCAACAATATCATCTCTCCTTAATACATAGGTTTCTAATGAGAATCCAAATGCTTCACTTTGATTTTCTCTAAATGGATTACCATAATTGAATAAAGTTCCCTGTGATGATTTGTCTAAAAATTTAACCCACATTGTTATTGAAAAACCAGTAGTGTTCCAATCTGAATTAATAGTATCACCCTCAGTGTTTCTAATAATAACACCTTGATTTAAATTTCTAAATTTTAAGTATCCATCTGATTGGTTTTTATAAGTTGGACGTTCATCTTGTAATGATGGTAATTCTTGGTCGACATCTTCTAAATATTGGTTTAAAGTGTTTCTTAAACCTTGAAGTGTATATTGTTCATTATTAGAATTAGAGTCTTGTTCTAATCTTGTTATGAATGAATCCTCTTCTTGAATACCAATAGTCGGGTCTCCATCTTGAGCTGTTGATATGTCATGATTTTCAGTATAAATATAATTGTTAATATAAGCACCAGTGTCATCAAGATTAATCAACCCATCTGAATCAAAAGTAAATTGCGGTTCAGGTCCAACTAAATTTTGAAACTCATTAAAGAAATCAACAATTCTTTGTTGACGAAGTGTAATCTCGGGTAATAATTCAAATATCGTTGTATCCAAATATTCTTCTGCCAATCCTATATCAATGTCCTGTGTTAATTCCTGTAAATTCATAAATTGACTTAAATTAATTGGATTACCATTTGGATTTCCATTATAAAAGATATTTGTCATAGGGATATAAGTACTATTAGCATCTAATATAATACTTGAAATTATTGGAGTTTCACCACTTGAATCAAATACAATATCAAAACTACATTGAGTAATTTCTAAATCTGCAGCAAAGGCTTCAACGATAGAAGTTAAACTATTTGCGTTAGCATTAACATCTGTAAAATCTTCTTCATTTGCTTTGACATCTTTTTCAAATAATATTAACTTTTCAGAATTATCTCTTCCAAGTTGAATCAACCCATTACGAATTGTTTTTTGATTTCCACGAACCATTGATAAATCTACCTCAGGTGCATTTATCAACTTATCAGCTAGTAAATCTAAGATTTGCTCTACAGTAACCACTTATTAACTCCTCTTAACTATAAATTCAAAGTCATCATCAAATACTTGTTCTTGCCCATCATTGGTTTTTAATTTTAATTGTATTTTATAAACCCTATCAGGATAAAATCCATCTAAAAATTGATTAAAATAATTACCATTTTCATCACAACTCATTGATGTGAATCCACTAAATGGAACTATGAACTCACCAGTTGCAACATCTTTAATTGCATATGAGCCACTACTTTCAGGTATGAAAGAACCAGTTACTGTTTGAACTGATGTTGAAAAAGTTTTTTGAATATATCTTTTTCTAGCACCAATTCTAAATTTAACTCGTTCACCTACTTTATAACTTTCTCTCAATCCTTTCATATGTAAAAAATTATCAGCCAAACCACTCATCGTTAATTCTGTTAATGAGCCTGTATTTGAACCAGTACAAGGTAAATGGTCATCCCATCTTATCTCAAGTTTTGGTGAAAATATTGTATGTGTATTTCTTGAAAAGAATTTTAAATGTCCAAATGTTTCACTATCTGTTTCTTGACTTCCACTAAATCTAATCATCATCCCATAGTTTTCTTCAGCTCCTGAACCAGTCATCCACATATTCACCATATCGGTAACATCCACCTCAACATCAGCTGATTGATTAGTAAAAGTTTGTGTAGAGGAACTTATAACTAAAGTCCCAATTGAATTTAGATAGGGTGGTATTTCAGGTTTAGGAGTTCCACTTGAACCACTTTGCCATTGAATAGCTGTTCCACCAATTGGATTTGAACGGTTTTCCCAACTACACCCATTTGTGTTTTTAGGGTTATCTCCAAACTTACCCGTACCTTCAGTCCAAGATTGAGATATTGGTTGAATGGCTAATTTATATTCTTCCGTTGATTCAGCATTACCTTCAGCTTCATAAAGTCTTAAAAAGAATCTTGGATTATGTATATCTTTTTTTACAATTGATTGTGACATTTCTGTAAATTCAGTTCCAGTAAATTGAACTAAAGCTCTTGTTTGAAAATTAAATGAACTATTATAAAACTCTTTTTTAACTTCTAATATTTGGTCTCTTCCAAAGTTTTGGTCTTTGAAAGACTCACCAGTTATGGTTGATGAACCACTTGAAACCCAATTGTCTTGTGTTGGAAAAATAAAATGATGCATTATCTAACTACCCCCTTTACATTTTGTCTTGGATTTTTTAATTCAAATACTGCTGGTGTTTGTGGATTTGCTGGTAATATAATTCCATTTGTTAAAGCTGATGGGAAATTATATGCATAACCATAACCAGCAGTTCCACCATCTACAGTGATGTTATTATTAGCATATGAATATGTAAATAATGGCTCAGTTTCAAATCCTTCACCATCACCTACATAGTCTTCAGTTTGTGTTACACATGCATAATTCACAGCCCTAACACCATCAATGTCCATTAATTCATATTCTAATTGACTTATTATGATTGGTTGATTGAATTGCATTTTTTCAATTTTAAAATAATTTATAATTTTTTGTATACATCTTAATTTAACTTCTTGTTTACTAGCATATTTGTGAGCCACAACATCAAACACCACACCAAAGTTTATAATGTATCCATCTGAAATAGCAACATCATCTGTTAATAATTTAAAGTTGTTTAAATAATTTGATAAGTTTACATCTAAAATAGCAGGTATTCCATCAGTAACGTCTGGTAATTGAGTTCCACCAGCTTGTGCATTACCAACTAAGTTTTTATTTTTATCATACGCTAATATATTTATTGCTATCGTCCCAACCCCAGCATCTAATTCTTGTAATAATGGAACGTCAGTACCAACTTGTAAAATTTGGTCACCCAATGTAGTTATATTAGTTGATATTAAATCAGGATTGGTGAAATAATTATCATATGTAAGCCTTATTTCTTGCAATTGTGAATCATAAAGTTGTAGAAGATCACTTAAAGTTTCATCACCAGCTGCAGCATTTTCTGCAGTTGTTATAGCAGCAGTCATATCACTTTTAAAATTAGTAACATTTGTCTGTAATGATTGTTGTGTGGTTGAAATATCTTCAAGTGAATTATTTATTATACCTTGATATTCGGATTGAATATCTGCAGCTGATGGTAATTCAATTCGTGATACAATTACTTTTGCGATGTTTCCAAATCTTGATGACATATTCATCACTCTGGCTTCATAATCTTCTTTAGTTACACATCTGTTTTGTGTTGTGAAAAATGCTTTTGCCTTTTCTCTAATTTCATCTGCATCTTCTTCATCAGCTCCACCTATAGCAGGTGTTTCATTTGTAACTCCAACTATACCAGCCCCACCATCTACTAATCTTATTGGTGTTCCGATGATTGAACTTAAATCACCAACCGAAGCATTAGCTTCAATTCCCCCACCAACTCTATAAGTAATAGTTAGAGTTGTTTGTATTGGTGTTTCACCAAGTGTTGAATACTCATCACCCTCCAATGGGTCTATGGAAGTATTTAAATCACCTGATTGTCCTGGAATTATAATTCCAACTTGTTCTAAGTCTAAAAAGTTCTCATCAACAATTGTTCCATTTTTTAATATACCATTTCCAAATACCATTGAAGTTGTATTATCATTATTTGTTTCACGAGTAAATCTTTTAGTTGATTTTATATATTGTAAAGAATATGGAACTGGAACATCCGTTACATATTCTGTCCCATCTATATTTGTATAAGCACTATTTCTATCGTCATCTTGTGCATAATGTTTTTTAATTGGAACTTGATCTTGAGCAAGAAAATCAACTTCATACCATTCATTATTATTTGAATCCTTACAAGAAATAATATCAACAACATTTGTTTCAGGTAAAGTTATTCTTCTAAATTTTTGTGGTGATGTGATTGTAAAAGTTTTTGTTTTGGTCTCACTACTAACAGCTCTAACTTTTCTCGTTAATGTATAATCGGTTGTTAAACCATCCGTTGCTGTATCAATAATCGGTGAACTTGTATCCAAAGGTTCACCACTATTAATAGATCCTGTTATTCTGAAATCAACTATATCTAATGTTTCAAAATATAAATTTGAATTAGCACTTGATTGAACTTTTATTCTTTCAGCAAAAGTACTCGCATTTGAATAGTCAACTTGTGCTCTATTAGTTGATAAGGCATTAACTTGAGATGTAAATGATAAATTAACAAATGATGGAACTATTGGTTTTACTTTATATCCCAACATCTTAGCCATATTGATTATATTTCTTCTTTCTTCGGCCAACGGTAATAACATTTCTTTATATTGTTGGTCAATGTAAAATGACATAACATCCCCAACATAAGCAGACATTTCTATTAACATCATTCCAGGCGATGTTTCATTAAAATCTTTATATGTATTTGGAAAATATGCTTCTGCATAATTTATTAAAGATTGTTTTAATGAGTTAAAATCTTTATTCAAATAATTTACATTTGATTCTTTAAAATCTTTTTTTCCGTATGTTGGCATTATTTATTCTCCGTTAGTATCCACCACCACCACCGGAACCACCAGTGGAAGTATCAGCCGATTGTTCATTTGTATCATTACTAATAGATACTTGAACTGAATCTGAAGTGTTTGGGTCTTGTTTTATATTAAATAAAATATTAATTATTATAGAATTTGCATTTGTACCACTTTTAAGACTTATATTTTGAATTTGAACAAATGGTAACCAAAAACTAAATGTAGAAGTTATACTATCTTGAATGCTTACAAGAGTTTCATCTGTTATTTGACTAAATAAATATCGTCTCAAATTAATACCAAGATTTGGTTGCATTAATCTTTCACCCTGATTTGTATTTAATAAATTTCTTATATTGTTTTTAACAGCTTCAATTGTTGTTGAAGTGGTTGCAAAATAACCATCTTTATCATTGCCCTTACGAATTGGTAAATCAATACCAATTCTAATATTAGTATCGTTATCCTCAATATATGGTTTTCTTGATGTGTCTTTAATAGCCATTATAATAAGTCCTCAATATCTTCTCTTAATAATTCTACTTTTGTAAAATCTCTAATACCATCTAAGGTATTTACATCAAAACCATCTTGCGAATATGGATCTCCACCTATGTATACATATCCAGTTGAATCTAAAACACCCGTAGTTCCACCAGCTTTATTAACATCTATATTTTTTGTCAAAACACCACTTCTACCACCATTCAATGGGACAGGTACAGCAGCAGCTGGTACTCCAGCTGGATAAGGTATATCAATGCTTGTAACAGTTGGTAATATATCACCTTGCTGTGGTGGAATATTAAAATCTTCTAATACAACAGGAGCAGCTAATTGGGTTATTCTAAATTCAGCTTGTGTTAAAAAATTAACAATAGCTTCTTTTGTTAACTCAGCCTCAACCTCAATAGCAGAACCCGCCGATGTATTTATATCATTTGGGTTTGCTCCAGCTGCTAGGGCTGATTGTGTTTTAGCTTCTATTAAATCGTCTTTCAGTCCCATTATTTATTTTCCATATTTCTGTTTTTGTTTTTCATCAGTTTTTTTTAAAACATCTCTGTAATCTTTATTTAAGAATTGACTCATTGGGTCACTTGATGGAACTTGTTGTGGTTTATTCATCATATCACCATATTGTCCACCAACTAATTCATTCATTCTATCCGATGTAAACTCACTACCACCTAATGTTTTCCAATCATCACCATTAGCTGTTTCATTTAGTACATCATTAAGAACAGAATTTGATGAAAAGTTTTTCTTTTCCTGTATTGGTTGTCCAGTCGATGATAGTGATGGTTGTTTTAACTCATCAATAACTTCGTGAATTGCCATAGCAACTTCTTCTCTTACTATTTGTCTAATTGTTTTTCTTGTAGTTGTTTTTTTCTTCATATTAACCTCTCGTTTATTTATCTATAAAATGTTTTGTACTTAAAATACCTTTAATTTCAGTTGAAACTGAATCTAAAGTGGGTTGTATAGTAGGTAGAGCTTTCTGATTGCCCATCTGTGTCATAACTTCAAATTTAGTAAAAATATCAAGTATGCTATTTAAAACAGATTGTAATTTTTTACCCAATACCATATTATCTACATCTGTACTTGTACCATCAATTATTGGACTACCCAAATATGTTCTTTCTGATTCTACAATAAAATCTTCACCTGTAGAAATTGTTAAGTTTTCTCTAGATCCAAGATGTATATCTTTATGTGATGATAAATAAATATCATCTGATTTTGAATTTATAGTTATTCTATCCGAACTAGCTAATATTTGATTTTGTTCCTCATCCTTACCAAAGTCATAAATTAATGATTTAGCATCACCTACACCATTTACATTTTTAATTAAATCACCCATTAATCTTTTAGGTGGTTGTTCTTTATCTTTCTCTGATATATAATCTGATGCTAATTTAAATCCATCAACAATTTCAAGTTGAAGTGATTCTGGATTATCTGTATCCGAGAATGGTGCTAATTGTTTAGCATAACCACCAAAGTGTTGATTTAAACTACCACGATTTGTAATACTAATTAATGTACCATCAGCAAAACCTTCTTTTTTAAATGAAGTTCCTCTACCATTTGATATATACATATAAGGTGTTTTTCCTCTACTACCAACCCTAAAACTATTACCATGTCTACCCTCTAACATTATATCACCATGATTTTCATTATAAGCTGCTTTTCCATCTAATACTGAATTATATAATTTAACCATTCTATTATGGTCTGTTTTTTGAAAATTTAATGATTCCCCCTTAGATAATCTTTCATTTGTTTCCAACCCATCTTTAGTAGATTCTACAACTTCAGGTTCCCACAAATTATCTGGATTAAAATTCACATCGTTTTGTGTGTTTAATGGTCCTAAATAATAATTAATACCACCAATAGTGCAAAGTAATACTGGGTCTCCCTTTGCTGGTACTTCAAAAATACCCCTCAGTAATGGTAAGTATCTATCAGTATTATTAAGATTTGTTTTTTTCTTCTTCAGCGCACCACCCCTAATATGAGGTATAGCTAATATTGTATTTATATTATTCTCATCATTATATGATTTCATAGAATCTTCACTTGTAATTGTTTCTATACATACACCTGGCACAAATTGTAAATAAAATGGTATAAATTTACCCTTACCAAATGAAGATTTAATTTTAGAATCATTTGATGTTGTGAATACTGAACTCATCTAACTCTCCGTAATCTTTGGATTTATTGTTTTATTCTTAATACCTTCAAGTCTAGCTTGTTCGTTATTTAAATCATCAACTGTATCTTGAAGTGTACCCATTAATTCTTCTTTTTCTGAATCTGATAATAACATAGACTCCTCATCACCACCATTTGACTTACTTATAATTCTTTGTAGTACACCAGCTAATTTAACAAGATGTTCATCGTTTTTAACTGCAGTATCCATATATTCTTTTATGATTGGAGCAACCATAACCACATCATCTATCGTTGTAATGAATCCGTGTATCTCCGATATTAACAAATCTATCTGAACTTTACGCTTTGTAGTGTTCTCATAGATGTCTTTTGTCAAGTCTTGAAAGGTTTTCCCCTCAAATATTTCATTGTTGTCTGACATACAATCTCCTCTTGAATGTATTTATTCATATATAAATATTAAATTTGTAAGAAATTGTTTAAAATAAAAAAAACCCACTAACAAAGTAATGGGTTTTTTTGTATATTATGTATTATTTTAATTTAAAAGAATTTAGAACCAGAATTATCTACTATGATTGTCCCAGTTTGATGATATTTATTTATCAATTTTTTATAATGTTTCTTTAAAACATTAACAACTGATGTAATATGAGTAGTTTCAACATCAGTCATTTCTCTAATTAAGATATAAATAGCTTTTTTGTTAAAGTTTTCTATCTCACTTCTTTGTTTTATTAAATCAACAATAGCATATCCTATTTTTAAATCTCTATCTTTTTTAAAGATACTATTTAAATTAGTATCAAAGTAGTCAACCATTTCAATTGTAAATGATTCAAAGTCATATTGACTTGAAGTTAGATTTCTTTCTTTATCTAATGCTTCCATCTTATCGTGAGATTTATATTTTTTATAATTGTTATTATTATGAAGAATTAAATAGTTTTTAGCAACTACAGAAAAATAACTAAATGCTTTAGAACCTTTCGTATGGTCATATTTATGAATATT